TGTGGCTGCGGTGTATCCATGTAAAGAAACTGGAAACGGCGGCGGCATCCAGGCGGATAGAAGCGGATGCGCGGCTTCCCCGGAGTGAGTAAAGAAAATCATCGGCCTGCGCGGGTGTCAGTTCAAGAACATTTATCCCCCGGCTTGCGGCCCATGTCTCTAGGCGTTCTAGCCCCTTTTGGTACGCTTGCCGGGTGTGTTTACTTTCCGTATTTCCGGCGTTATTCAAAAAGGTTTCTTTTTCGCTCTGGTAGTTTATCCCGGCAATGCTCTTGACGGTGATCAGCTTTTGGGCGGTTTCCAGTAGTGCCGCAAAGTTGACGGCCTGTTCCTTTTGCTCCTGCGTCCACTTGCCCGGCTCGGGGAAGGCTGCCAATATCTGCGCCATTTCCCTAATGTCTGCTTCCGCCCTAACTGCTAACTGGTTCATGGTGTTTTCCCGCTCCTTTTTCTTTGCCATGCCTTATTATCGGCTTGTTTGTCATATAATCTTATATTATAGGACAAGTGAGAAAATGTCAATAAGGTTACGTTACTTTTAGTTGGTAATTATCGGCTTGCTTACGGGTTATGCTTAAGTCGGTGTATGTTGCTTTTTTGCTTTCGCTCCTTTGAGGAGCAGAAGCTCCGTATTGATTAGCACCTACATTAGCAGGGTATCCAGTGGGGGTAAACTGCCATAAAGTACCGCCTTTTCGCGGGCAATTTGATTTATGTTCTTTCTGCTTTTAGGTTTGTTTCGCACTTGCGGGGTTATGTCTGTTTTACCTTTGCCGGTTTCCGGCGGAGCTTTTGCATCCCAGGGAACAGATAAAAAAAGCCTTTTTAGCATCAATTCATCATTCGGCGACATTATACGAAGCGCAGCGCGGCTGTATACGAAAACATCAAGGGCTTCATTCCGCGCCCCGGCGGGTTTTATCCATTCATATTTAGAAAACCCTTTTTTGTCCTGTCTTATTACGCGCTTTTCTGCCGTCAGCATTGCGAAAAAATCAGTCGTACAACCATTGATAGGCTGCCCGTCATTGCCTATAGGAAAATGGCAGTAACCGTCCCCCGGCTTGTCTATGCGAAGCCAGGACATTATGTCAGCTTTTATTCCGTCAACGCCTACAAGAAATATTTGACGCTCGCGGGCTGCTTTGGACGGACGGGCAAGCGGTATCCTGTCCCCGCCCTGCCCCTTTACGGCATAAACGCCCCTTGTTTGCCGGGCGTTGCAATATGACATAATTTGCGGGGACAAATTGCCGTCCCCGGTATCAACGCCGGTCCGGCTTATGCGGATACGCTTCCCGTTGCCATAGCTCCAATATCGGGATAACAGATCATCAATTCTGCCCCATACCTCGCCTTGCCGGGGATCGCCCCAAAACTCTGTATATTCTATCAGCCAGTTTTCAAGGCCCATGCCCCAGCCCCATACGCCGCAAGCCAGGCGGTTATGCTGTACGTCAACGCCCATTGTTAAAACGCATACGCCGTCCGGAAGCTCTGCATTGTAAACTTCCCGCCGCGCTTCCAGCGCATGGGATTCAACAGCTTCCCCCCTTTCCTCAAAAGATTCACATAGGCGGGAATTGATAAAGGTAATCAGTAAAGAAAAGTCGTTCCGCTTTGCCGCGTTATTGGCTTCCCGGAATTCTTCCACTATCATTTCCCATGTTATTGACGGATGGTCAAAGGCGTTTACATGGTAGCCTTCAATCTTGCTGTCCGGGGCTTGGGCTATCCATTGGCCGCCGGAAGCTTCCCATTCCCTCCGGGTATGCTCTGCAAGGCATCGGGGGCAGACCATTTTCATATTTTCAAAATTAAGCCTTGTCAGCCATACCACTTTATTATTGTCCGGGGCTTCCTCTCCCCTTAGCCCAAATTGGGACCATGCCTTGCAAGCCGGGCATTCATGACACCATCTTTTCATTGTGCTTGTTTCATAGGCCGCTTCTATTTGTGATTTCCCTTTTACTGTCGGTGTGGATGTGTATATGCTTTTTCTGTTAGGAAAGTTTGTCTGCATTTTTTCGGCAATGGATATGACATTCCCCTGGTTTTGCAGGTCGCGGACGTACTGGTCTATTTCGTCAAAATACAAAATAGGAACAGGCATTGAAATAATTCCGGATGTGCTGTTTGCGCCGGTCAAAATAAGAAACCAGCCTTTCCCTTCTTTGTATAAAATTTTGTTTGCGGAATCTCTGGTTTTATCGCTTGGCACTAAACCCTTTAAGCAGGGAGTATCCCGGAACATATTTGAAACGCGGGTTTGACTAAACTTTTCGGCAAGGTCAACGGTCGGTTGAATGATAACAACCGGGGACGGGTTCATGTGGATCAAATAGCCCAGGTAATTAAGGAACACGGTAGACTTGCCCATCTGCCGGGCCGCAAGAAAAACTATTTTTGAAACGGAAGGCTCTGTCAGCTTGTCCATTATTTCTATCAGGTACGGCGTGCGCCCGTTGTCCCAGGGGCCAGGCGCGGAAGTTTCCTCATTCGACATAACGCGGTATTCTGAAGCCCACTCCCAGACTTTCAAGTCCGGGGCAGGTTTCAGCATTTGCAGCAATGAGAAAGATAGCTGTACCGTGTTTTGTAATTCTTCAATCCGGCTCATTGTCGTCTGTTTCTTCCTCTGTTTCTAATTGTGTAATGTAATCGGCCCCGCCTTCATTCTTGAAAATTTCAAAATCAAAACTTGTCATTTCGTATAAGACTTTATCCAGCCTTTCTTTTATCTTTGTAGCTATGTCCATCGGATCGGGATTGTCAGTCAATAAAGGCGCAATGCCCAGGGGGAACGATTCAAGGCCGGCATGGATGCGGGAAAAGATTGCGCCGAAAACCCGGACAATATCCTCTGAATGGTGCAGGTCGCCTTTTGTGCGCTTCACTTTTATTTCTTCCAGCGTTGCCCTTGCCGCCGTTTGCCGTAACTTTTCCGCTTCAAGGGCATCGGAAGGCTTTTTTTGTTTTTCAATATTTTCCCGATACCAGGTGAAAATAGCGGCAAGGGTTAAATCTTTTTCGTATAACCCTCTGCCGGAAGCTTGTATTATTTTTTCTTCTTTCCATTGCCCTACTCTGCGTTTTGTTACGCCTACAATCCCCGCTATGTGTTCCGCGTCTACAAGGTTAATTTCTTTTTTTGGTTTCGGCTTTGTCGCCGGTTTTGTTTTTGGCTGTGGCTTTGGTTTAGTCTTTGTCATCTATCCCCCCTGAACGGAAACGGAAATGGGGTTTTGTGTTTGCTGCAGCTAGGGACGGTTCGGGGTCGACAGCAACCCGCAACAAAAAGCCCCGGAAAGTACCTACAATTTTTCTGGTCGGCATGATTCCAGCATACTCCTAAATGGCCCGTAGAAGACTCTGGAAAGCCTCGGACGGGCAATAATAAAAAATGGCAGGGCGGACTCCAAGGGAGCCCTGCCTTTAGGATCCCTTTAGGATCCTTTAGGGGAAGGCCGAATTTCCCTTACAAGATGGGCGACATTCGGCTTTTTTCCCTTACAAGATGGGCGACAGAGCCTTACAAGATGGGCGACATTCATGATATATAGCCCTGTATTTTAAGGTTTTCCACCAATTTTTCCTGTGCTGTTTTTTGGTCAGTGTAAAGATCAAACAATAAACGGTCTTTTTCGCGGCACTTTAGGACAGGATATATCAGGAAATTGTCTAGAGACAAATAGGCAAACTGTGCATTACGCATGAACATAATATAATTTTTTACATCAACAGATTTTTCCCCTATGCCGTTTATGTGAAAGAGGCTTGGATATATGCTTTTTATAAATTCTTCCAAATCGAAGCTTATAATGCTGTGATGGTCTTTGTCTTTTAATTGTTTTGCTGTTAAATTATTGTGCCTCATTATGTATCTTGCAAAACGTGTGTATGAGGAAACATAAGTGTCATTGTCAATCATTTCAAAAGCTTTGTATTGAAAACCGGTCATTCCGGGAATATCTCTTGAAAGCTGTTTTTTGGTGTCATTGGCAAGGTAATACATTTTTGCATACATTCCTGTAGGGAAAGAATAAGTTGACGGGTCTTTTTTGAAAAATGCTTCAAACAATGGTTTTGCGGCCATAATTGTTACCCTTCTAATTGGCAGCCTTGGAATAATTTCGCCGGTTTCTTCGTCTATTTTTTGCGCTGTTTTGCTTTTGTTTAATCGCGCAAATTGTGCGGCGGTTTTGCTGTCAAGTTTCCCTATGCCTTCCCATTCAAAGTCAAGAACGAATGGCCAGCGGGAATGTAAATTGCCTGTATTGTCTATCATTAAAACGGTTTTAGGCTTTGCCTGATATTGCATAACAGTTCTTTGTATTCTTTCCATTTGTCCGGATATGCCCCCGGATGCTATTTCTAAAAAAGCATCCCAATCCATTTCAGGCAATGTGTCGTAAAGAGGATTTGAATTTCTTTTTTTTCTTATGGCAGGCAAATAATGGGTATAGGCATATTCACAAACGCTTGTAATATATTCTATCCCCGCCCCTGTAAGTTCATTGGCTTTTGAAAGCTGGTCCGCCGATATTATATTCCCATCGTTATCATATATTTCAGGGAATAGGGAAGGCTGGTTTTTTACCATGCCTACCCTTAAAAGAATGGAATCTAGCTCGTTTGCTGTGGCTCTCTGGTATTTTTTCAGTTCCATTATTTGCCTTCTTTTCTTTTTGCCCCTACCATTTCGGCGGTAATTACAAAATTATCATCTTCAATGTCGGATTGCCCCTGCCCCGGACTATTTTTTTCTTTATGGTTATATTCTCCTGCAATACCGGTTATGAATAGATACTTGAATTTACAATTAAATTTTTGTCGGTCCCATTCATTCCCCCCTTCCCTTGCTTTCAAGACTTTAATGTAACGCTGTTTTGTGTCTTTGCCGTCCTTGTCTGTTATTGTTTCAATGGCTATGGCGTTGTGTGCATCCTGCTCGATGTCGCCACTCTCCCTAAAATCGTCCATCGTTGCTTCTTTGCCCTTGCTGTCTTTGGTTTGTCGCCCGAATTGTGCCCCGGATATAATGACAAGTTTTTTATTCAAAGCAAGCGTTAAAAGTGCGTTGCTTATCAATTTTATTTTAATGTACTGCTGGTCTGTTGAATTTTTAGGCGGGCTTAATCTTTGCACATAGTCAATTAAAACAACATCGCCCTCGTTCAATCTGCTGTCAATTTCGCTTATTATGGTTTCCAGGGCTTCCCCCGCCCCGTCATAAAGAAACAGTTTGTTTTCAAGAAAAGAAGCCTGCTGTTTCATTGCCTGTTCTCTTAAGCGGTCAAAAGTTTTTCTGCTGTCGCTTTCATGCGTAAACAGGGTATAAAATTCTTTCATAGGGTTTTTAATACCGTCAAGCTCTTTGCGCTGCGCTTCGTCTGCGCCGTTATACATTGCGGACAAAATAAAATTAGTTTGTACTGTACGCTCTACCATTTCAAGGTTTACTAAAAAGGCTTTGCGCCCTGTTTCCAGGGCTTCCCTTGCTATGTTGATCAAAATGGTGCTTTTGCCGCCGCCTGGTCTTGATCCTATGTAGCTCAATGTACCGTTTGGGAACCGTAAACCGGCAAGCATGGAAGGCTTAAAGTCTTTTGACGGGTCATAGGCAAGGCATTTTTTCACATAGTCTGCCCATGAAGAAAACCTATTGCGCTTTCCGGTTGTGGCTGTTTTATTCAGCGTTATGTTTTCGCGCTGTATGTTTTTTATTATTTCCTGCCGTCTGCTTTGATCCGCCCTGGGATATTCGGCAATAAGAACGGCCATATTTGCGGCGGCTTGTTCGCGTTCGTTTTCAAGTTCCTTTTCCTGTATGCGCCTGTTGTTTTCAGCTATATCTTCAAGGTTTTCTTTTATGCCTGCTTCACTGCAAATTCTTTTGATAACCGGCATTATGGCGGTTGTATCTCCCGCAAGTTGTGAAGCCTTATAAATCACTGCTTCATAAAAAGCCTTTAAGGTTTCTTTCTCTGTCATTTTACATTCCCCCGTTGTCTCTAAAAACTGAATATATGGTGTTTGCTGTGTCTGCGCCAGTGCCGAATATATCGGGTCTTGATTTCACGTAATCTAGGGCTTCGTTTGCAGTGTACCCGCATCTAAAGGCTTTCCCCGCGAACTGTACCTGCTTGTCATGGTTGCCGCCTGTTGTTTCCATTGCCAGATCGTCAAGTGTTATCCGTTGCTTTTCCGTGTAGGTTGGCGGTGTGTATGAAGTCCGATCCGCTGCGGCTTTCTGCGGTACTTGCTTTTCTTGCCCTGCCTGTTTCCCTGCTTTTTGTATCTTGTCCAGGATAAGCCCGAATAATGGCGGGGCGTTTTCTATCGCCCCGTACAAAACATAAGGCTTGCCGTCTTTATTTACGCTCCCTGGGGCTGTTAATTGGTCATACTTTAATTCAATGCTTGTGAATAGGTCGGCTTTCTTAATAGGTGCGCCGGTGTATTTAAAATATAAGTGATAGCCATTATTAGGCGTTTTTACATAACAAGGGAAGTGAGATTCAATGTCCGTTAATTCATCCGGCAATGTGGCAAGATCAAAAACCTTTTGTAGCTCTTTCAACCCGTCAGGCTTATTGGGCTTGCGGTCTATGTCTAAACAGAATAGCCCTGCGGCGTGTGGCCTAAAACTAAACCTCCTGATCTGTGTTCCCTTGGCTCTGCCGTGTTTATCGCCCTGCCCTGCCATTAAAGATTTTATTGTTTTCAGATCGCTAGTATAGGCTTTCTCTTGCGGGTCACCTTGAGCTTTCCCTTTGTTTATGCTTGCGCCGCTTTCATAGTTTCCGATTAGCGGTATGCCCTGGGATAGCATATATTCAAGGGCTTCTATGCCCTCCCTTGTTTTTAGGGCTCTAGGCGCGTTTTCCGTGGCTTTTCCATGCAATTCTACAATTTCCGCTTCTGCGCCCACCTGAAGCCCTCCTAAGGCACTCTGTGGGCCTTCTAAAACGTATTCCAGGAAGGCGTAAAGGGCGTTTTCATTATCCTGTCCTGCCACTTCCCTACATTCCTGGAGGCATTCAGGGTAACGCTTAAAAGCCGCCATGACTGCGTCTCTGCGTGGGAGTCCTTCGGCTTCCAGGGCCGCGGCGTGGTTTTTCAGGGCTAGTAAGTCTGCGGTGGTCATTCTCCCTCTATGTTTTTAGTTACGTTACCTTTTGCGGCTGTTTTTCTCGGCCTTAACAGCGGCCCAAGGTGTAAAGTTCTCCAGGTGTTCCTTGCGCTCTTTTCACCCCGCCTTAATAACCGCCTTTTCTTCTGCGATTGGGTTTGTTTCAATAGCGGCCTTTTTCCTTCGTGGGACAAAACTTGACGGGTCTTTTTCGTATTCCTTTACCCTCTTGTCAATCATAGCGGCTTCCTCTGGGCTTGCCGGTTCTATTACTGGTTTCCAGTAGTCATCTGCAAGGTGTGTCAGTAAAGGTTTTAACGCCGGAAGGCTCCGATCCGGTATTATTTCAATTATGCCTTGTAATTCTTTTCTCAAAGCAGTTACGTTAATCATTCTATGTTCTCCTTTCAGTTTACTCGGAAAATAGATCGGTTTGTAACTTTTCTTAATGCGACTGCGGTCATCTTTTATTCCCCTTGTTCTTTTTGTTGTACGCTTGGCCTCGCGGGTCAATGTGCGTAACTAAAATGACATTTTCTGTTATCCGGTATAAAAACCGGAAGCTTCCCACTCTTACCCTAAAGCGCCCAGGCAAACCTGCTAACGGTGTTATGTCACCTTCAGGCGGTTCTTTTTCAAGGTCGTCTAAGGCTCTGTCAATGCGATCCTTGTCAGACTGGTTCAGGCGCTCATAATATTTGTTAGCGGATCGGTGCAGTAATACTTGCATTGTTTAAGTTTATCCTTGCCGCGGAAACACCCCGGCGCGGGTAACAGTTGCGCCGGTCTGTAAAAGCCATAAAGCAGCGGTTTTTATGCCGGTCGCAAGTTTTACGCCTTGCTTGGCATAGGCGGATTTTAGTTCGTTGTATTCAAATTCTGTAAGCCGGATAGAAACCATTTTATCCGCTGTCGTTGGTTTAGGCCCTGTGTCTGCGGTCGCCATTGCTGCGGCCTCTCTCATTGCTTCGCCAGTTTCGTTTCTATCAGTGCCGGTTCGCTTTTTTACTGTTGCCATTATTTCCACCTCTATACGGTTAATATATCCGCAGCCAATTTATTTATGGCTTCGCGGGTTTCGGCTTTTATGCCGGAAAGTTCCTGTAAAGTTAAATGTTTTTTTTGAGCAAGCCTAAAACTTGGATCGCATGGGAAAGTATAAACGCGTAACGGCCCGGCTCCGGCCTGTACTTGCTCTAATATGTGGGTATGCTGTGGAATGCGGCGGTCAACGGCGTTTACAATAATGCGCCGGTAGGCTGCGGAAACATCCATGTTTTCCCGTAGTTCTTCAAGTTTTTTTGAGAAAATAAACAGTCCGTCGCTTGCAAAGCTATCGCCCAGGATGGGAGTTATAACTTCCGTGCAGGCATAAACGGCGGCTTTAGTTAACCTGGTCCAGCCGGGATGGGTATCAATGACGGTGTAATGATAACCCAGGGCTGCAATATCCCTTAAAAGGTGCTTTATGCAGTTAGGCTGGTCCCTGCCTTTGCCTTCCTCATAGTCGAGAAGCCCGCCGCCTACCGCCGCAGTGGGTATCAGAAAAAGGTTAGGTACCGGCGTTTTTATTATCGCCTCTTTAGCCGAGCATTGCTTTGACAAAACATCGGCAAGGTCAAGGTCAATTTCTTTCGGCCCTATCCAGGCGCTTGCGTTGCCCTGCGGGTCCGTATCGATTAGAACGGTCGGCCCGGTTTTTGAAAGCTCAGCGGCAAGCGTAACGGAAAGGCTTGTCTTGCCCACACCGCCTTTCTGAATACTGAAACAGAATGATTTCATGTTTACTCCCTGTATCGTCCGCTTTTCAAAAGAAAATCGGGTGCATAACAAAAGTATATTTTATTTACGAATACATGTCAATAGATATTCTTTTGCTTTACTTCCGAGGCTGGAAACGCTGTAAAGGCCCTCCATAGCGTCATGTAGCCCTCTGCTGTGTGTTATCTACGCTTTACCCTATTATACCCGTCTACGGCTCGCCTGGCACGTCCTGGCGTGTTTTAGAAATGGACAGGGAACGCCCTTTTTGGCTCTATGATCTCTGAAATATCCGCGGGTTAGGAATAAACTGCGAAAAATTTGAAAGAAAATACAAAAATTCTTGACACAATTTTAATTTGGCGTTAAACTAGGAGTGTAATATAGTCGTCATTCCTAAAATTTATTGCCAGGAGAGAATTATTATGATCCAAATTAATAAACTTCTTGAGAAGTGTCCGGCAATAGGAGTTAGTGGGGTATAATTGGGACATACCTGTAACGAAACCTTTGCCGTCAGCTTTTGCTGACGGTTTTTTTTGCAAAAATTATATCAGTAAAACTATGGGATCCCTATCAATCTGGGGGGGTGGGGAGAAATTAGAAAAATTACACGGGTATAATTGCTCCCAACCTGACCAATATAATAAAGCGGTCTGCGAGAAGGCTTTTTCATACTTTTTTTATCGTAAAAAACTTCTGATAAAAAATGTCTTTTATGGACTTTTATAGGGAGAGATGACGGAATGAAAACGATATTTATTGCGATTGTTTTTTTTTATTCTGCGCTATCCGCTTACGGGCAATCAAATCAGGTTCTTTCTCTGGATCAGGCTATACGTAGTGCAGTTATTCAGATTCAAAATGACCTTCAAGCAGAGTCAATAATTTATGTCTACCGGTTCCAGGTACCCAACCCCCAATATTCAGGAATATCCGATTCTGTACTTAAAGAAATATCCAATCTGTTGGCAAATACTGAAAAATTTACGGTAATTGATAGGAGTAGAGAGGATGTTATTAATGCTGAACGCGATTATCAATCCAATAATATGGGAAGCATGATTCCCATGGAATGGCAGGTAACGCTTATGGATATGGTTGCGGCAGATACGATTATCATAGGTGGCCTAGTTGATAACGTCATTGACTACGGGTTTTATATTCAAGCTAATCGGAGGATAGCGGGAAATGACTTTGCCGTGGAAGTAATTACATCTTTTCAAGCCCGAATTTCTAAAGATGATGATAATATTATTAACCCTGGCCTCGCGGCTGCACTGAACCTTGCCTTTGGACTAGGGTCTTTCCGCCAGAAGGATCGTGTAGGAGGCGCCATCACCGCTGCCATTGAAGGCATAGGCATGGCCGCCTTTCTCGGTTCATTCATCTTTTCAGACCTTCTTGTCCACGAACGGCAGAGGATCTCCAAGATAGGCAGTCCGTATACTGAACTGGACACCCGCGATAGAGACCGGATTCGATACATCGGCCTTGGA